GTTGTTGATGATTGCGTATTCACGAGTAGAACCCGCAAATACTTGACCACCGATCAAGTTGATCGGCTTTAGGCCGTAAGGGGCCGAGACGACGGGATAAGCCATTTAAGACTCCTATAAATATTTAAGTTCCTTTGCCAAAGCTGGACGAGGACTTACGCTCTTGGAAGAGCGGCATCCGCGCATCACTTTGACGCATGAAGCTATTGTCTACAGCATCCGTCTGAGATTGCGTAACTTTAGCAAAATGAGCATTTCGCTGTTGTACGAACTCAGTAGGTGTCTTGCAGAGCAATAAGCCGCCAACCTCAATATTGTCTTTAAAACGACTATTGGGATCAGCTAACAGTTTAAATTTGGGTTGTTCTTCAACAGGAACTGGCTCCCATCCTTCACGGAGTTTGGCCGAAAGGTTACGTGGGTCAGCATTGTTCATTGTTGAAACACGAATCCAGCGGTAGTTGTATCCGGGCTGTTTGTCTGGCTCGGGCAACAGTTCAGGTTGTGCCCACTGCTTTGGACGCTCAAATTCCGCTCGTGTTTCGATCTCTCTAGGAGCTCGGGTTTCTTTAATTTCAGCCATTGCGGGCCTCCAATTCTTGTTGCGCCTTCCAGTATTGTTCAGGCGTAAGGCCAAATTTCTTGGCAAGATTTACTTGGCTTTGCTTTAGCCTGACTTTTGTGGGAGCCGTGCTACGAACTGCCGATGCAACAACGGTGCCGGGTCTTGTGCGGCCACCTTGTCTGCCAGATTCATCCTCGAATTGCTCCGGGAACCGCTTACGAATTGTTTTGTCTAATTCGCGGTAATACTCTTCAGATCCAACCTCTACGCCGTTGTATCTTAGGTCTTCGTGTAAACCTAAGGCAAACGCAGTCATGCTTCGGTCTTGTCCGAACCAACGGTTGCGGTCTTGCCACGCAACTGCTTTACGATCTGGCTCCGGCACTTGAGTTTGGTACTGTTGTGAAGCAGGTTGTACTTCATTTTCGTCATCTTGTAAAGCCGGCAGACGAAAATTTCGTGCCTGCATAGCTTTGAAATTTGCCGCTTGCAATATTTCATGCGCTTCTACAACACGATCAGAATCACCAGATTCAAAAGCCTCTTTATAGGCTTTCTTGGCATCTTTCAACTCAAAATCAGCGTTACTTTGAATAGTGGTGACGTACTCCTTCTCACCAATAGTCAGAATATTCTTGATTCTTTTATTCTCATCTAAAAGCTTTTGGGCAAAAGTAATAGCCTCATGCTGCTCACGCACGGCAGTTTCTTTTTCCCGGCGTTCATCGTGCCATACCTTACGCATCTGCTTGAGTTTGACTTTAACCGCATCATCGTAATGATCCAGCTCGTCACGCTCCAGCTCTTCTACCAAAGTCCTGGGCAGCGGTTGGCGGCCCCGGTCTTCTGGTGGCGCATCGTCTTCAATCTCAATCTCAACTTCTACCTGTGAGTCTTGCTCATCAGGAAACTTGTACTCTGTGTTGTCATCTAAAGGCATTTTGTCCTCCTTATTTGCGTTTAATACCACGGGGGTCGTCCACTGTACCTTCGACGTTGTCGTCGTAGATCACACGAAACTCGCGGCCATGTATTACCAAGCGTGAGCCTGAATGTGGGCGAACCAAGACAAAGTCACCAACCTTACACCAAGGACCACTAGGGAACTTGGCTGGGTCTTTGTAGCAGTCTGGGCCCATATCCACAACAAACAAAACCGTAGTTAACGTTTCTTCAATGCGCATAGTTTCATCAGCTTTTACCAAGCCAACTGAACTATCCTCGAATTCCTTTTCCGCCTCGGGGATAGCGCAAAGTATTCGATAACCAGAAGGTTTTGGTAGTAACTTACCTTTCTCTTCTGGCGTCGCAGTAAAGTCGTAAGACCCTACTACTTGCGGGTTGCTAACGTCTGTAGCCAGCAGGATGGAACTAGTCATCCGAATTCTCCAATCTTTGTTTCAGGTCTAGGACGTAACCCCGCATGATGAGTAGACCGCGAACCTCACCACACAGTTTTTTGTACTCCTCAAAGGACTCAGCCCTTCCCTCGGCTAAGTATTCTTTGAGCTGATCAACTTTGTCATCAGCTTGCTTAATAAGAATCTCAAATCCGTCCATCATTCACCTTTCTTTGGCTGGCGATTTTGTTGTTGCCGCATTTGGACCCGCTCCTGCATTTGCCGCAGTTGCTCTTCCTGGCTCTTATTAGAAAGCTGTTTAAGTACATCTACGCCCTTATCCAACATGTGACGCTCTTTGGTGCTTCGCATGGTGGCCGCAGTTTTGAGTGCGTCCATCTTGATGCGCTGTTCATTTGTTTCTTTTTGAGCCGTGATGCGTTTATCATCAGTAGCTTGTTGTACAACAATGCGCTGGCGCTCAATCTCTTGCTGCGCTTGTTTGAGTGCAACATCCGCCTGATCTTTAGCCGCCTTACGTTGGTTCTCCTGCTCTTTAAGCTGCAACTCTTTCTGCTGCATCTGAATGATCGGGTCTTGCGCTTGCTGCTGTTGCTGTGCTTGCTGGCCCTCCTGTTGATTTTGCTGGAGCAACTGCTTTGCTGCTTGCGCCAATATAGGCGACAGACGCGCTTCCACTTCAGGAGACATTTGAACTTCTTCACCAGACTCGTCGGTCTGTGGGGGCAGGTTGAATCCAAGCTGTAACTCGATCTGTTTGCGGTACTCAAACCCTAAGTGCTCGTTGATGTGAGCCATCATGGCCGACTGTAACTGTGGTGCCATTGGGTTGTTCTGCAACAAAGACATAATTTTTGGATCTTGCATCGCAGCCATATGCACCACAATGTGCGCCTGATGATCCTGCGCAATGAACGCCTTAACAGGTTTCCCGGCCAGAACGTTTTGATTCTCTGACACTGGATCTGTAGGTTTCTGGTCGTCATCCATTGGAACCAGTTTTGCCGCATCCTTAATCCCCAGCACTTCCAACATCTGACGATGTAACAGTGGTAGGTTATAAAGTTGAGGCGCGCCTTGGGCTAGTTGGAGGACAGCCTGATACTGAACAATCTTTTGCGCCATAGTTGACGCATTAGGATCGCTCACCGGGATTACATCCACATCATCGTAATCCGACTTCTTAGCTTTACGGCTACCCTCTACAGGCTGGTATTCGTAGTCATCTGGCGTGTACTCTGCAATGATTTTTTTCAAGAGCCCCAGCTCTTGTTTCATAGAGTAGTGAACACGCGCCTGGATGGCTGACATGTTCTTTAGCGTTCTTTCCAGAATGGCCAAGGTTGTGCCGACTGGTGCCTGCGCACTCATGTCACTTAAAGTCAAATCTGCCGTATTAGCAAATCTGCGGCCCTCTTCCACAATTTGACCCAACAACGTCATCAACGTTTGGCTTGGTTCTTTATATGGCAAAGGCAGTAAATTGTCTTTCAACGTTCCACTGGCCACATCTGCATCGCGCCATTCCCCCGGAGCAATCGGTGTGTCGTCACCCTTAACACGCATGCCGCGTGTCTTAAAACCACCGGGTAAGTTACTTAACGTACCAGCATCAACAAGCTGACGAATAAGAGAAGTACCTGACTTAGCAAAAGCCCCAATGAGGTGGATAAGGCCAAAGCAATAGAAGCCAAACCCGGGAACATATCCATAATGGACAAAGTGCTGTCGCTGTGCGTAAGTATCATCATCCGGCTCCCAGTTACGGCGAATTGCTAAAATATTACTTGAGCCTTTTTCAATGGTAACAATATAAGGCAACGCAATACCGGTGTTCTCCCCGTCTTTGTCTTTGTGCTCATAGCCATCTAGGTCAAGTTCTACATTCATTTCCAAGAGTTTGAAGCGGTCATCCGCCGTGGCCCTAAAGCCCATTTTCTCGGCAATCTTTTTCTCAACCTCATCAAGCACGTTATCTGGGGTGCCCAAGTCAATGTCTCGATAGAACCCAGCCACCTGTAACTTGCGTAGCTCGTTCTCAGTCTTGCGCATTACATGCGTAACCCGTGGTGAAGACTCTAAGTTACTAGCACCATATGGCACCACAATATCTTCCGCAGGAACAAACAAAGACACCTGACGATCCAGACCCGGATCGAAATACACTTTCTTAAATGCATTACCAGATAGACCCAAGCCCCACAACATACGCTCATGCTCTGGGCGGTACTCTTTCATTACGTCCGTTAACTGGTAGTTCATGTCGTCTGCTACTCGTTGGGCAGACTCTTTCTTAGCAGGTGTCTCTTTGCCAATGATCTGGGTCTTAACAGGCCCAGCCGCTGGGAACGTGGCCATCATAGTTTCTGATTGGAACTTCACCAACGCTTCAGACAGCATAGGATGGAATACGCCACACGCGCCTTCCCATGGCTCCGTCCGCTCTTCAATCTTCATGCCCAGCAATTCAAGGCCGTCAACGTAAGTCTGCATCCAGTCTTTACGTGAGGCCACATCCTCGTCGTAGTCACTTAGCAAATCTTCAGCAAGACTTTGCATGACTTCTTCACCGATGTACTCAGCTAGGTTGTCGTTAAAATCCTCTTCATCATCACCTGGCTCTATGTGAATATTCATCCCGCCCACTGTAATATCAACAGCCTCAGGATCTTCAATCTCAATCTCAATGTCTGGGCCATCATCCATAGCGGCTAACTGCTCCAAACCCATAGGCGCTGCGTAAAGTGATTTTTCAATAGCCATGTTCAAATTCCTTAAATGTTTTAACAGGCGGTGCCGTTACTTGTGTCATATGGCTTACGTTTAAATCTTCTTGTGTTATGCCAAAAGGATTGGTTCTAACCCAATCCTCAACATCTTCTCTTGTTGTTGCATAGGGCGATTTGTCAGCCGCTTTTGCTGCCTTCAACAATTTGCGATTGGCTTTTTTAATTCGCCACCAAAATTTAATTGTTTCAATAATAGTCATTAGTAGTATGGCTCTTTCCTACGAAAAGACTTTGGCTCATCTTCTTCATCAGATGCCAGTCGAATAAACCCACCGCGTCGATAACGTATTAGAGCTTGGCTCATAGAGTCTACCAAGTCATCATGCTCACCTGATGGGAAGCTTGCAACTTCTTCAATCAGCTCTTCTGCCCAGTGTGTATTAGGCACCCACACATGGCCGGAGGCAAATAAATCAGAAACTGCGTTTAGCCGCGCTATTTTGTCATTTCCTTTGGTTGGTGTAAATTCCTGAACTGGAATACCCATTGCCCGTAACTCAAAAATCAACGGTGAGCCCGCAGCTTTAGCCTCAACAATTAATGAATCCACTTCCCATTCATTAAATTCCTCAAAAGCCCGCTGCTTTAACTCAGGAAACTCCATACGCTTCTTAAAAGCGTTCAATAAAATAATATTAGCCCGGTTTATGCCTCTGTCATCGTCCTGATAAAACACGCCCCACGTTGTACAGGCCGAATAGTCAGCCCGTTCTGTCTTCAAAAACGCGGTATCCCACGACTGTATAATAAATTCACAGCTCGGTGGCCTCTCAGACTCCCAAATCTTCCACCATTCTCGCTTAATAATGGCGCTAACGTCCGAAGTAGGCTGCTGCATGTACTGCGCTTGCCATTTACTGGACGGTAACTCTGATCTGAGTGACTCTAATTCCTTTAAATCCCAGAATTCTGGCCACATAGCCCGACCTGAGGGCAAAATAGCAGGAAACTCAATAACCTCCCACTCCTCACCAGACCTCTGAGCGGCTGCCTTTAACACCTGGCCAGTCAAATCCCGCTTAGACCACCGCGTCATCACAATCACAATCGACCCACCAGGCTGCAAACGCTGCCGAGGACCAGAGGTGTACCACTCATACACCTTATCAAACACCGCCGGGTCATTCTCAGCTAACTTCGCCTCCTGCTCAGAGTGCGGGTCATCAATAATCAAAAGATCAGCACCCTTACCCGTTACCGTTCCATCCACACCAATAGCAAAATACTCCCCCGACGAGTTCGTAGACCACCGACCAGCAGCCTTGCTGTCATGCCTCAAACTTACATTAGGGAAAACCTGCGAGAAAACATCACCATCCACCAGATTTCGAACCTTGCGTCCAAAACCAACCGCCAGCTCAGCCGTATTAGACGACTGAATAATCTTCTTACCCGGATACCGCCCTAGAAACCAAGCCGGTAAAAGATACGAGGCAAACTCACTCTTCGTATGACGAGGCGGCATATTAATAATCAACCGCTTTAACTCCCCATTAGCCACACGCTCAAAAGCGCGCGCCATAATCGCATGATGACGGCCAGCAATAAAACTCGGCCACATCACCCTCACGAACGCCATAAACTCCACCTGCGCCCGCTCTCTCCTCATCGACGATAAATAATCGTCAGCCATCAAACCAAGATGCTCACCCTGCCCAACAGGCAAACTCTCAATCACCCGCAATAACTTATCCTCAGGTAACCCCTGTAATAACTCAAACAACTCATCATCCGACAAACTCTCTAAACCATCACTCATTGAATGTCCCGAACCCGTAAGTCAGATGGCCGTATAGAACGCGGCTTACCCTTAAACCCCTTACACAATCCTAACTCCACTAACTTCCACATCTTCCTATTCACATTCCCACGACTCTTCTCCCCCGTCATCCTCATCACATCATCTATAGACGGCCCATAGCCGTACATCTTCCACCACTCCGCTATAACCAACAAAATCTCTTTCTGTGCAGGCGTCATTTTGTCCTCCGAATTTTTCCATTATATACCCCCCACCCTTTTTCTTTCAACAACCTACCGGGGGGTCTTCCTATTCTTGTCCCTGTTACCCATTTTCTACAAAAAA